ATTGTTTTGAACTTGAGCGAAACCGCTGTTGCCGCCGAAAGGTGTTGTACGATGACCCTCAATTTTGCTGGACGCTCATTTTTGAGATGTTCCGTACATCGTCAATATGTTTCAGACTCGAAATACAACAACTATTAAATAAGTTGCGTATGCTGGTATTAGAATTGCAAGGCCCGTCGAACCGCGGAAACTATGACTTTCTGAACCAGTGAATGCCAGTAACATCTACTGGAATTAGGTTTAGGCTGCATAAAAATGAATAATGAACAAAACGCAAACTTGTCCACGACCCAAATTTTTTCTTTATCACGATCTGGTAGTGGTTCTGATGCCGAACCATTTGCCTATTCTACAATGCCGAAAGCTGGATTACCTGAAGGACGCTCGATTTTTGCTCATAATTATGAAATTCCCGTTGATGATGCTCAAGATGCTTATGAATCGTTTGTTCAAGGATTCTCTAATGAACAACCTCGTAAACGTACATTTTTGGCCACGTATGTTGATAAAACAATACCGGAATTGCGAGAAACAATGCGAAATATTAATGAAGCTGCCGAATCAACAAAATTATTGCATCAGCCGTTTGATCGATTTTTACGTAAAGCTACTGACTTTACGACGACATGTACGGCTGAAATTTCAACGTTGGTTGGATCAATTACTGCTTATATTAATAATATACCATCTTTAACTCAATGGATTTCAAAAGCAATTGATTTTACGTTATTGCTTACTGATTTAATTATTATGTTTAGTACGGCAACCTGGAATCATGTAATTACGTGGATTTTACGTTTTATTAATTTGTTGTCTTTACCTGAATTTTTATTTAAAAAAATTTTGTCTACTATTATGTCAATTTCAAAGGAAACCCCGGTAGAAACGCAAGAGGGGGCCGTTATGAACGCCAACGGTGCTTTTGACATTTTAGCCTCAACTGTTAGTTTAGCAGTTGGAGGAGCTGTTCTGGGGCGTGAACCATCAAAGCCAGAACTTCAGATGATGAATGAAAAGATGCGATTTGTGGATAATGTTAATCGTGTTTCTCGTAATATTAAAGATTTTATTATTTCTATTGTACAAAGTTTGCCAACTTGCATACAAAATTGGATGAAATTATGTATGCCTTTAACATTTTGGACTGAACTTTTTGCGCCGAATTCGAAGTATGCTGAATGGTTGAACGAAGTAGATGCACTGTCGAATTTTAAAACGAAAGAATTGGCTGGATATCATTATCCGACGCAGCAGCGTATTGAAGCAGCTTATGCTACTGGGCGTGATCTAATAACAAATTATGCTTTGTATGCACCTCGAGCTTCGGCAGTTTTTCCTTTGATGAAATCAACATTAGATAAATTGGATGAGTTACATCGACTCGTTGATTTCTCGAGCGTACAACGGCATGCACGACCAGTTCCTTTTTGTATTTACTTACACGGACCACCTGGAATTGGAAAAAGTTTTTTGACTGCTGTGATTGCACAAATTCTTACTGGAACACCAAATAGTAGCCCTGCAGTAGATAATTTGATTTATCAGCGAAATCCAAGCATTGCTCATTGGGATGGTTATAGTTCGCAACCAGTTGTTATCTTGGATGATTTTGGAGCATTACGTGATTCAAATGTTTCACCTGGAGAAGCGGCTGAAATGATAGCAATGGTTTCGAATACACCTTATCGTATCCCGTTTGCAAATTTAAACGACAAAGGAGGAGTTTTTCGATCGCAAATTTTGTTGATTACGTCAAATCAAGCGTATCCAGTATTTAATAGTATTGCTACTCCGTCTGCTATTTATCGTCGACGTCACGCAATGTACGAAGTCTCAATTAGTCAAGATTTTTATGATTCTCAAAGTGGTCAGATCCGTGTAGATAAGTTACAACGGAGTGATGGGAAGCATTTGTTTTTCCAGAAGCAAACTCCATTGCCTAAATCATCTGGCCAAGTTAATGTTGGTGTGAAGATGACAATTGACGAGTTTTTGCGCGATATTGTCACGGGTTTTGCACAACATCGTGAATGTGAACGGATAGCCATTGATAACCGTGCTCGTTTAGTTGATACATTTTTATCAGTTCGACAGGATTTGATTGAAAGTGGAGTTGAAATGTTTAAACACGATGATGGTTTTTACTCATTAAAAGATCAAACTGGAGTTGAAATTTTGCACCAGATGGAAGTTGAAGGTGTCGATATCGATATTATGCGAGACACCGAGGTCAAAATGAAAGCAAATGGGGATGACCAAACTCCGTTTTTTGCTAGGTCTTTGCCGAAGGAGCAAGAAAAACCAAAATTGTACGATGCGGTAATGCGTATTTGTGAGCGCGCTCAAACGTCATGTGAAGCGGAACGTTTTTTGACAGCTTTGCGCCTCTTGTTGGAGGAGGAAGAAAAAATTTTTCGTTCAAAAGCGTGGGTTAATGCTGTATGCCTTATGGTACCGGTGTTAGCCATGGTTTCTCTTTATTTTGGAATTAAGTACTTTAAGAAAAAGAAAGAACTTAAAAGAAATATTGAAATGGAAGGTGATTGGAATGGAATGATGCAGCGCGTAGATCCGGAAGGATGGTGGCAACAATTGAAACCCGAAGATCGTGTTAAAATGATTGAGGTATTTTTATTACAATTGCGCGCCCTTGACCCAAAAGCAAAGAATTTTATGGTTGATACATGGGAGAGATTAACACCTGAGGAGAAAGCTGTTCAAACGGAGGTGATGCGTAATGGTTTGAGGTGTTATCCACCGGAAGTTTATGAAGCAGCTGCGGCGAGAATGTTTGGTAAAAATCATGAAATGTATCAATTGCTGATGGCAAATGGAGCGTATGCAAATTTGAAGGATCATCGAGTACCAAAACCTAAAATTCCGGTGAAATATACACCGGTTCTTATGAAACCTAATAGTTTTGCTGATCAAAATGCACAAGAACTTATTAATCGACGTGTAATACCAGGACTTGTTTTCACTCGGTGTGGAGTTACGAAAATGAATGGTTTTATGATTGGAGGTCGTTGGATGGTGACTGCAAAGCACTTATTTCGGAAAATTTTTGCTGATGGATCATTGATTGAAGATGGGACACCGTTTACGATTGAATATTATGGGGTGGTGTTTCATGATATTTTTGAAAAGAAACGAATGATTAGTTTGGATCATGATCTTTGCGCGTATGAAATGGGTTTAAATTCGCGGACGTGGAAGGATATCCGACATTTGTTCCTGACCGAACAAGATTTTAATGGCCGGGATAAAGTGGATGGATTGATGGTTTTTGTTAACGAACAATCTCAGTGTTGTATACAAGCAACGCCAGTCTGGAAGAACGTTCGAGTGCGATACCCAGTTGGATCAACGATGGAGTATGTTAAAGAAATGCAAGGGTGGCAAGTCGAGAAAGCTCCTCTTGGTATTTGCGGATCGCCGCTAATTGCCATTGATAATTTTTATCCGCGGAAAATTTTAGGAATTCATGTTGCGTGTAATCAAGGAACTGGTCTTTATTTGCCGATTACGCAAGAACAATTGATGAAGATTCCGATGCGTAATGATTTTGGTTTACCGGTACCCGAACATATTCTTTCACAACCATCTGAAATGAGTATGATCCCAAATGGCAATTTTAGTATACTTGGCAAGAGTTCAATACGAGTGTACCAGCCGGAGAAAACAAAGTTGCGCAAGTCAAAACTTTATGGAAAAGTTGCGAAGGTGACGAAGGGTCCAAGTGTTTTAAGTCCACGTGATGAACGTAATCAGTCGGGTGAATCACCCTTATTGAAAGGAATATCAAAGTATGGACGACCGGCTCCAGTATTGAAAGAAGAACATTTGAAGCGTATTACAAAACATCTCGTTAATATTTTTGGCGCAATGCCTAATGATTTACGTCGTCAATTAACTGAAGAGGAAGCAATAAATGGCTTGCCGATAGAATATTTTGATCCATTGGTTATGGACACATCGCCCGGATTTCCTTATGTACAAACCATTCAAAAACCAGTTGGGAAGAGTGGGAAGGAACATCTCTTTTCAGAAGAACAGCCGCGAAAGGTTATCAATAAAGATTTACGCGATAAATTGGATTTGCGGCGTAATATGGCTCGTCGCGGCTATCGATCTATTTCAGTTTGGTGTGATACGTTGAAAGATGAACCACGGGCTCTTGAAAAAATTGAGACCGGATCCACGCGAGTTTTTACAGTACCACCTGTTGATTATTCTATCTTATCGCGCGAGATGAACTTGGCCTTTGTTGCTATGTTGATGAAAAATCGTTTGAAATGCTTTTCGGCTGTTGGAATAAATCCCCAATCCTTGGAATGGACGATGTTAATGACGCATTTACAACAAGTTTCGGAAGTGGGTTTTGCCGGTGATTATTCTGGATGGGATGGAAATTTATCGCCAGCAATTATTATGGCCGTTTGTGATGTAATAAATGCGTGGTATGATGATGGCGATGAAGCAGCAATGGTTCGTCGGGTTTTGTTTGACGAGCTTGTTCACACAAATCAAATCGCAATCGACGTAGTTTATCAATCGCATATCGGAAATCCGTCGGGGAATCCATTGACGACGGTTTTGAATACGATTGCAAATTATTATTATTTGTGTTACGCGTTTTTGGAATTAGCACCTGTAGAAATGAATGACCCGATATTTTTTGATCAGTATGTGCGTGTTTTTATTTATGGCGATGATAATATTATGGCTGTACATCCGGAAGTCGTGAATTTCTTTTTTCCGGCTAATGTGTCTCGAATTTTGAAGGAAATGAATATGACATATACTGCGGCAGATAAAAAGGGTGATTCGGTAATGGAACCAATAGTTGAACTAACGTTTTTGAAAAGTGGTTTTCGCAAATTGGGAAGTTTTTGGGTTCCAACGCTTGATACCGCCACCATTGAAAACATGGTTATGTGGTATCGGGAAAGCTCATTTGAAACGGAAGAAGAGCTTACAATATCAAATATTAATGAATCGTTGCGCGCAGCATCTTTGTATGGTAAAAAATTTTTTGATAAATGGCGTGTAAAAATTATTCGCAATGTACCGGGTAGTTGGGTTAGTAAAATTTTTTCTTATGATTATTTTATGTTGTTTTTTCGTGAAAAATTTTATCCAATGACAACAGAAAGAAATTATGTTGAAATGCACGCAAATTCAAAAATTACAACTGAACAAGAAGCACAAGGCGTTATTGCACAAGCACAGCGTGGACAAGCGGTTACTAGTATGGGATCAAATAACCCTGTACGTATGACACAGATGATTATTGGTGCAAGTAGCGACAAGGATTGGACTTTATCTGATGTTACAAATAAACGAGCATTTATTGGAGTGGTACCACTAACGGTTTCGAATGTACCATTTGACATCTTGCATTCCATGGAATTACCGGTTGATGCACTGGTTAATGCATTTCAAACAACACCTTTCACACATTTTACCTATTGGAATGGTGGAATTAAAATTATTTATAAATTGAATGCAACGCGTTTTTATGCTGGTCAAGTTGGGGCAACGTTTTTTCCAATGGTCACAAAAAGTGATCTTATTCCATGCTATTTTACGCAAAAATGGTGGCCAACTATTCAAGTGAATCCAACGGCGTACATGGACGTGCCAACTGGGAATGAAATGGCCATTAATGTACCATTTACAAATATAAAACCGTTGCTTAATCTTAAAAATCTTGGAACGGGTTTAACTCATTATTGGAAGGATTATATTGGAACAATTGCATTGTATGTTTATTCACCATTGAAATCGTCGGATACAATGCCACCGCAGGTTGATATTTCAGTTTGGGTTGAATTTGATGATCAAAGTGCGTTTCGAATTCCGCGGCCATATAACCAAATTTCTTTCTTCAATGAAGAAACGGCTCGACATTATTATGATCAGGGAAAGAAATTAAAAGGAGAATTTACACTAATGAGACCTAATGGTAACTCTACATCAATTAATAATGTAACAACTTATGGAAATGTGGATAATATGGCTATGCCTACCGAAATTACGTCGGATGGTTTTAAAGCGAGTGCAACTATTCCAATGACTATGGATAAACCAGCTCGAACTGTTAATGGATTTCCAATTGAACGACAAGCTTTCTCATACTTTTCGCAAACAACTGGATCGGCAATGTTTAACCGTTTGGATTTGAATCCAAGTAATCAAAATTTATCATTTCCCGAATTATTTGCTACAGACACTGATGAAATGGACTTGAGTTATCTGTTCCAACGAATGGGTCGTTTTGCATCGTATGTTGTGGATGGATCAACAACTTCTGGAACGTTAATTTGTTCTCATTGGCTTGGACCATGGATGAGTATGATTCCGCAAGGGGTTAATGCTTATCCGCCGCGAGGAGCAAATACGTTACAACCAACTACGTGCTGGGAATACGCTGTTCGTCCGTTTCGTTTTTGGCGTGGCGGAATCAAATTGCATTTTGATTTTATTACAACTCCAATGCTAACAGCACGTTTTCTTTTTTGTGTCAATTATAATGTTCCTCCTGCAACTGCTTTGACTATGGCAGAAGGTTTAGCTTATGGAGTTATCATTGACATTGGAAATGAAAACCACACCTTTGATTATACTGTGCCGTATAACAATCAAAATATGTGGACAACACAATATGGCGGACAGGAGTTCAGTGAATTTTATCCATCATTGGCTTTTTATACGAATACCGGTCAACCAACAATTGGGCGAGAAAATCCGTTGGATTATTTTATGGGATCGTTTCGGTTGTATTTGCTTAATCGTGAAGTTACGCCATCGAATGCACCAGCAAGTATTGACGTTATTATTAGCGTAAGTGGTGCTGAAGATTTTAAAGTTTATTATCCGAGTGCCACTGGGATTAGTATTCCAACAAATGTGGTTTTGACAGCTACTACGCCACCTGAACCATTTGTTGAAATGCAATTGAATGCTACAATTGCGTCAGAAGCAGACGCCGTTCCAGTGCCAACGCAAGATGAAATATCGAGTGTGAAAGATTCGATTGTGGTAACACCAGGAGGGCAAGAAAATAAAGGCGAACATCCTAAACATTTTGGAGCAAATGCCCCGGTGACACATTTAAAGAGATATATAACGCGTTTTTGTGGTGTGAATTCACTAAATACAACCCGAAGTTATCCTTATTTTAAAATCGGAAAATTGACAGATCCATCTAATGATAAACCTTATGGGTTTACATTGTTGCAAGGAAGTCAAATGGGAACAACACCAGCGGGAAGGAATAACATTTATCTTGCGTACGTTGCAGAACCAGTAATGCCTATTCCATATTTTACAAGTCCACCAGCTAGTGATTTTGCTATTAGCGAAGTTGTTGGACCGCAACATCCATTATCGCATTTTGCTCCAATGTATCGATATTGGCGTGGTACGATGCGCTATAATATGATATCTGGTACAGTTCGGCGGTCAAATGGTCAAGCTGCGGATGTACAAAAGTATGGAGCTTTTTTCTTTCCGCACCCTTTTTATTCAAGTCAGTACGCGAGTGATACGTTGCATTATTATACGCGACCAAATTTTGCTGGTGTCGCGGCATTGAATGTATCAGCTTTGGAAAACGTTTCGATTGAACAAGAACAGGATATTCAATCGATGAATTCGTTTGTTCCGCCTTTGGCTGGAGCAATGTGTTATGATGGTACTCCGTACGTTCAAATTGAAATACCATTTACATCGCAATATGCAAGTTTATTAAATTATGCGAATTTAAATGTTTACCAAACGAATGCTGCTCACGTTATGACAGGGTGGGTTTTCTTTTACTGTATTTTTGGAGCACCAAGTGACACTGAAACTGTAACAAGTTTGGTGGAAAATGGTATTTCATGGGATTTAACAATTCAGAAAGCGGCAGGAGACGATTTTCGTTTTGGTGGACTTTATCATGTGCCGTATATGCGTTTTGCCCCAGGTATGCAACAGGGCGGATCACATTATCCAATGTTCCCGGATTGGTTTCAAATTACGGACACGCGGAAACGGGAGATTCAACAACAAAAAGAAAGGAAGAAAAAAGTTGTCGTGGATAGCTCGGATGACGATTTCGTCGACATGAAAATGAATGGAAACGTTTATAGTTGGTACTTTGCTAATGACGATCAAGATTATATCAATCTGGTTAAACACCAGTTTAAGGATAAAGGTGCAATGCTAGTGAAAGAGGTTATGCTCCAAGCTGGCAATGAACCGAATATTGATAAACGTTTCGAAATTTTTACATCGAAATTGGAAATGAGCGTCAGTTATAACATCGGACGACGTAATCGTTTCGGTGAGCGCAATCAAGAAGGGAATTTTTATTGGGAGATTTTATTGCCAGAAGCGCGCCTTATTCAATCTGGAGTGCATAGCTTTGATATTGAAAAGAACGTTGACGAACAAATTCAAGCACGAATTGCTATTCTTGATCATCTAACAGCAGCATGCAAAAAATTGCTTGTGGATCAATTGGAAAAAGAAGTATCAGTTGAAATGAAGGCGAATGGTGATTTCAAAGATCCATTGCCATGTACGGAGGAATCGTTTCATTTGGTGGTGCCTGAAATATTTTCGCGATTTAAACGAGGAGATGTTAATGGACGTGCTGCTCTGAACGAAATGACGCAGAAAATCGTTAGCGTGCGTGTGCAGTATGATGATATTACTTTGGGCGAACAACATCAACGACGGTTTCTTGGTAAATGTTTATTATCTTGCAATTTGCGGAAATATGATGTTCAAGGATCAGGTGAAGCTGGAACAAAAAAGATGGCTCATGAGGAAGCTGCGCGAAAAGTATTTAATGAATTGTACATGCGCGTGAAGGAAGAAATTGATGCACAAAATCCAGAACCAATTGGAACATTGAAGAAAACGTTATTGGCTGAGAAGTGGAAACAACAATATGCGGATAATGTTGCGAAACAATTGAATGCTGTTTTTCGAGAAGAACCGAATATTAGATCAAAGCGTTTTCGATCGTATTTGGAACGGTGTTTGGCGTTGTGTGATGCTTTGTTCACTGTGGAATGCATTGAATTGGGTAGTCATGCAATGTATGAATTTTCCATTAATACAACTGTGGAAAATATGCGCATCACGTTGGCGTACAAACTTTATCGTGTACCGCCGAGCGTAGCTTTGGAACGGAATGTTTCACAAAGCTTTATTTGGACGTTTTTTGCTGAATTTGCAAGTGACATGACTATTTATGCACGCGATAACGTGCAGGCTAAAGTTGCGGCCGTTTTAGCAACTCCATCTTTTTCTGGGAAACGAACGGAAGAGGATGACGCGGAAGTTTTTCGTTTAGACAAACCATAAAGTCTTAAAAATAATGAGGCATTCTGTACCCTATAATTGTTGTTCCAGTGGCATGTATTTGTCTGCTGGTGTGTGGAGGAATGCTCAAGTACACCCTATGACTTGTCTTAATCCTGGGGCATTTGTCGTGGTTTTACAGGATATTGGTTACTTTTTCCTATTAGAATTTAGGTAACACAATTGCAACCTTCGAACGTGG